GATAGACGCAGCAACTGTAATCATAGATGAAATTTTTTCAAACAATGGCGCATTGCGAATTGCGTCCCAATTTTCCCTGAGAGTTGGTATAACCTTTAACCAAGAAACATTCTCAGGCTCCCCAGCCTGTTGTTCAAAAATATTAAAACCAAACATAGATTTACACCACTCAACTGTGTCAGCTTGACGTAAAATAGCTTCAGTGACGCTTCCCTTGCTCATGGCGCGAACTGCTAACACAATTTGGCTAGCTACTTGCGCCGGCGTTTGACATACGGGAAGAGAAATAGCAAGGGCCCCAACAACTTCAAGAATTTCCAAAATACGTGAAGAAGAGGCTTCAGAACTAATAGAAACAAGTGTAGATTTAGCTTGTTCCAATAGTGATGCTGGGTAAAGATGTTCTATCAACGATTGATGAACGTAATTGACAGAACAATCCTTGGGCTTAAGATTACTTAAACGATAATTGGGAGGCGTTTTTGGCACGTTACAAACGTTACCGTTTTGACGCATCCGCTTCATTTTTTCCATTCGCGTGGATTTGCGCCCTTGTTGATACTTGTATCTAGCATCCTGTTTGGGATCATATGCCCCAGTTTGTAATGAGTAATGTGGCTCCGTGGAGCTGATCTTGCCCTCATTATTATTAGCAAAATCATTTAAAAATGAGTAATGTTGCTCCGCAGAGCTGACCTTGCCCTCATTATTATTAGCAAAGTCATTTGAACACGTAACAGAGGATCCTAAGCTTGTCATATTCATGTTGTTTGAATCGACAAGCTGATGGATCCAATTTACGGAGGCCCGCAAAATGGAAAAACCATTCAGCTTCGACACAGAAACTTTGGCTCACATAAATGCAAGTTTAATCATGTAAATCATCGCGTGTTATTCGCCGCGGACAGGGGCGCACGCTCATCACACCGGTTAGCATAATGTCGACAAAAGTAGCTGTTCTAATGAATTCTCAAAAGAACGCGGGGTTCATGAAGTCCCACTATTTGTCTAAAAGATACACCGGCTACTGAGTCTTGTCTAGGTGTCGGTCCCTATACTTAAATAATAAGTACGTTACCTAAGGGTACCACAGGATCATAGCGTGATAACAAACTAGCTACGTCAAATTCTCAGCCTGACGTAAAAATTGGCTCTTCTAATAAGTGATAAACACTATTAGGAATTGAAACAGCGATACAGGTACTACCTCCTTCGCTGAGTTCCGTTGATTACGGTATTAGATCCCCAAGACATATATTAAAGTCGCTTCTTGGCATATCAGTAACTAGCGACAAAAAGCGGGATTATATCCCGCGGACAGCGTGGCGGTGAGGCCACTCAATATCTCACAACTACAAGAAAGAAAAAGGCTCAAATTTCCTTCATAGTAATTAATACTGGTCCATTTTAATTCGTTTAACCTTAAGAACTACGACAGTACAACGAGTTAAAAACGCAATTGCGTAATTAAATACTGAAGAGATGAAAAACTTGGGTCAGATCATAAACTTATCAAGTAACATTTTGCAATACATTACACGAGTACGTAATAATGCTCTTTATAGAAATTTGATACTCTAGACTGACAAATAACTTTCTGGGTAAAAACCCAGTAAAGACATGGTTGTCAGAAAAGAGTTTCATTAAAATACCTAAAAAGAGTCTATACAGACTCGAGCAACAAATTGTTGCTACTGATAAAAGTTCATTGATCTCCAC